ATCCCACCCGCCTATATCATAAGACATGTTTTTTGTTTCTAAATCTATTGCTAATATATTAGGCATCATCATCATCCGGTGGACTTTTTGAAGATATTTTGTAATTGCTTTTCATCCATTTTAAATGTGCTTTATACAAAGAATAATCATTTCGTTTAAACCATTTCATTCATCATCACTTTCTCCAGTAGCAGACCATAGAGCAACAGTTTTATCTAAATCTGCCTTCTTAGCGTTAGGTGATTCCTTAGTAGTATCTCTAATTAAAAATGCTATTAATCGGTCTGTTCCTATATTCATTACTGTTGCTAACGCCCAACCTTCTTGTCCTAAAGTGTTAAGCGACTCTATCATTACTTTCGGCCCATCTTTTACTTGATACATTTGGAATGTATGTTCATATGTTTTTTTATCAGTCATTTTATTTACTTCCTTTAATTTTTACAAATCTACTTTTATTATGTTTAACTTCTTCATAAAACTCCGCATTAGATTTGTAATTTCTATATATTGTTGCGGGCGACTTATTACTCGCTATTCTTACTGTTTCCAATAGCACTGATTTATTTACCCACTCTCCTGTTTGTCCTTCTATTTGAGTTGATTTTTTATTATCTACTAGTCTTTGGTATTCATTTTTGAACACATCTAATTTTTGTTTCTTTGCAGAAGATAGTCTTTCGGCTCTTAATGCTGAATCTAACCACAATACAAGAGATTTATAACACTGTTGGGTTACATGAGATGCTTGTAACACATGTTTATTAGTTAATTTAAACCTATCTTTCACCGGTAATTTAGGTGCTTCAGCAATACAAGACAAGACGGCTAACCTAACCATACTTACTTGCATTCTAGTAATAAAATTATTTGCTATTTCTATTACAGCAGGTCTGCTATTATGTACAAAATTCTGAAATTTGATTGTTTCATTAATTATTGTGTCGTTTACTCCCTTAGAAAAAGTAACAATTTTCTTTCTTCTAATAACTTCGGCTTCTTTAATTTGTTGTTCCGTCATATTATCATTTATTATTAATGGTTCATCATCATATCTTTCTTTCAAGGTTTCATATATTTCTACAAAAGCATTACCAAAATTATTAATGGGAGTTTGTGTATCTATAATATTACCATAATCATGACTTAACTTTTCTCTAATTTGATTTTGTTCTTCTATTGGAACTTCTCTAATATAGATTAAACAGCGTTGCAGTAGTCCGGTTTCAGCGATAACAGTTGTTAATGTTTTGGGAATATATGATGTTGCATATAATGAACGTCTACTATCACAATACATTTCTCCACCTTCTGCTAATTGTCTAGTGATACGATAATTTTCACCTGCCAAAGTATTCATAAAAGTATTTAGATACATAACCACTTCTTGTTTATGTTGTGTTGGTTTGAATACTCCTGAATATTCAAACTCATCATATACACAAAGCCCATCACCTTCTAAACCACCAAACAACTGTTTAGGTATTTTCTCATAAGTTGTATTACCATCATCATCAGTAACAGTAACATCTTCTATTATCATTTTACCCACTAACGCAGCATCAGTAGTTGACTTAACCCCATGAATAGAAAACCTATTATGTCTTTCGCCTGAACTTTCTGCTTCAACATTATCTCTATACCTTTCATTAAGTATATCAAAAACATATTGTCCAACTCTTCCTGTAAAATTATACATTTCAGTTTTTCCTGAGCCACTTGTTTGTAACCAAATAACATGCACTCTAGTATCTTCTGTTCCTCTACCTTTAGGGATGTAAACCATTTCTTTACATATTTGTCCTAATAAAGAATAGGCGGATAATATTGCAGGAACTCTATTATTTCTAGATACTTCTATTGCGCTATCTGCATAATCCTCTATTATTTTAGGTAAACTCAATTTAGTATTTTTAGTTTCATTAAACTGACTTCTCATTGCTTCTTCTAGTAATTCATCTTCATTAAAATTATTATTTATATTTTCCATATTTATCTCTCTATATTTGCAGTTTAGTTTCAGAATTTAATGTTTCAATAATACGGGATGCTAATACATTCCCTATACCATTTAACGCAGATAGTTCTGATAGGTCTGCTTCCCCAATCTCCATAATTGACCCGAAGGTATCAATTAATAATTTTGCTTTTTTCTCACTAACTCCTTTAATTGTAGATAATACATCTACTCTTAAATCAGTAGTGCTAATTTTTTTCTGTTTAACTATTCTAGGAACATATACTGCCCTATCATGTGGTTGCATTTTACAAACAACTGCTATAATTTCTGCGGCTGTTAATGCATCCTTAACCCAAATAATACTACAATCGGTATCTAATATTATTTTTCCTATTGCACCATAAAATTTCTTCCTAAGAATAATTCTTTGTGATGATTTGTTCATACTTGTTTTAATATATTCTAAGTGTTTTCTGAAACCACCATCGAATGAACCATAAACAATAACTAAATTATTTACATAGGCTCTATCCATGTTATCTAATTGATTCCATAATCTTTTATTTACTATTGATTGTATGAAATCGAAAGAAGATTTCGCTTCAAAACAAACATCATTGAATACATAATCTCCAATTTCTAACCATTGTTTTTCATATGGGACATTTAGACTTTGGGCTTTTTCTATTACTCTCTCTGTTAATTCCGAGTTTTCTCTACTATCTATTATTAGTTTCATAAATGTTCACCTTTAAATCTAGCCGGTAATACCTTTGTATAATTACAATTATCACAACAGTAACCTCCTTTAGATAACATATGTCCAAAGCCCTGAAATGTTTCTTTACATAATTTACATGTATATTTTCTTAAATAATTCATTCGTGATATCTCCAACATTTACCAACACAATATCCTTGATTAATTAAAGAACTACAACCCACTGCATGATAACCCCTAGATACAATTCCAGTAACATACTTTTTAGTTTTATTAAATTCCCAATCTAACCACACTTCAGGTGTTGTTGCTATTGTTTCTAACTCAGACATAATTAAATCAATTACTTCTTTTTGCTGTTCTAAAGAAACATTCCTTTCACCTAATGTTAATAAATCTCTATACCATTGAACTAAATATACTCTAGCATAATGACTAGGATTCTCTACCATAATAGCATTGTGCAAGCAGGGTATGATTGGTAATTTACCTATGGGTTTGGGAATTTCAATTTCAATATCTGCTAAGTGAATTGGTTTCACGGTAGGAAATACAATTCTTTCCGTTCCCGTAGTTATCATAGGATTTCTATGTTTAGCCATAACTAATATATCATACATAGAAACTCCTTCTAAAGAAGCAAAGTCTAGGGGAGAACAAAAGTAATGATTACCTTCTTTACCACTACTTAGATTCAAAGTATTTGGAACTCTTCTCAACCTATTAGTTTGAATACCTGTTCTATCAAGTGTAGGATGGTCTTTAGCCAATTCGGTATAATACTGTTGAATGCATCTAATATCATTAACTCGTTCTCCGTGTGCAATGATATGAAAACCTTTGCCACTGAAATAGGCATTAAACATTATATTCAATGATGATAGTTTCTTTCCGACACTCATAAAATCTCTATGTGCATTTTCTAAGGGTTCATCGTGTGCATCAAAATCTAAAAACATTCTGTTTAATACAACAGATGAATCTATTTTCGTGTTTTCATTAACTATATCAAAATCATAAACAGTTGTATAGCAATTCATTCTACCATTATAAATATTAACCCAATCTATAAATTCCTTTTTATTCTTCACTATCTTTCTTTTCATTTGCTGTGCGTTTTTTAGATGACTTCCTGCCCACACTTCTCTTGGAAATTTCATTTTTATTATCCTCCTTATTTTCATTGTTACTAAAATTTACATTTGCTGTAAGTAATTGTTCTTGTAGTATGCTTGCTACTTGTATTTGTATTTGTTCTAATACTAGGATATTGAAATAGTTCCCAAACTTCATAAAATGGTGTTCATCATCATAGATATCAAGATTCCAAACTAATTCTAATTTTTCCCTAGCATTTAACTCATTATATATTTCTTCTGAGAACTGCTTTACTAATTCACTCATGTTAGCCAAATCAGCAAATGTCCATTCTTTAGAACTTAATATTTTCTTTACTTTATCTTTCATTCAATCACTTTCCTCTGAGTTTTTTTACTATTAGTATTGCTTTATTTCTTTGCATTTGCCATATAGACCACATACCTATTTCTGCTTCAGACATGTGTTTTTTAAAATGAGCGTCATTACAATCTCCGCACCATTCTGCATCTTCTTTAGTTGCTAATTTAGGATGTGCATAACTCTTATTACCGCAATTTTCACATATATAATATGGGTCATTATCATCCACTAATAGTGCTAACACCCTTATTCCTTGATGGGTAATCCATTTAATTTCCATCATAACCACCCCTCGTCTGCTCCACCATCACAAATATCTAAGTAACTACAAAACGAACATGTTCTAGCATTATATTTAGTTGGGAATAAATCATCTTCATATGCTTTTATTAATTTTGCTATACTTCTCATAACTGCTGTATGGCTACTTTTCTTTTGTTCTTCTACATATATATGATTTGAAGCAGGGTATCTCCAACCCCAATGAGTTATTGATAAATCTCTATTAATTCCTATTGCTTCTAATTGTTCTATCGGACAATTATCGAATAATAATTTATAATAAGCCATTTCCTTTCTCATAGAAGTTTTCTTGTATTCTTTCCAAGCACCAGTTTTTAACTCCATAGGGATATATCCTGTTTTATCTACAAACATCCTATCAATAATCCCTTGTAAATGCACAGTGTAATCTCTTTTTAAGGGGAACTTAGGAAAATCTGCTCGATTAATAACTATTTGTGCATTTAAACAAACTTCATTAATCACAGGCAAAAACATTTCTAATGTCTTATCTTCTTTAGCAACCATAAAACGTTGTGCTTCATTAATAGATAATGTTTCATACATTTCAGACATATTATCTATTGGAAATAAACTAAAACAATATTCAGTTACTTCAGCAACATCCATTGTTTCTGCTTTCTTAATATCAAAAACATTATAAAACTCTTCTAAGGCATTGTGAACCAAAGTTCCATTGTGCATTGCTTCAGAAGTATCTTGTGGTTTCCCTTCCATGTAGTTAAATTGATATTTTTTAGGACACCAATCATAAGAACCTAATGAGGATTTTGTTAACTTCAAAATGGGCTTACTAATATCATCTTCTTTCCATTTAGCATTCCATTGGTATGTAAATTCTCTTTCAAATCCATCTTTTTTCTGTATTTTCATTCCTCATCATTCTCCTTATCAAATTGATATGCTAAATTTCCTATTAACATTTCTATACATATATCACATTCACATTTTCTATGATGTTTAGATACAGGTAAAGTAAGTGGTGGACTATTAATCAAACTAATTGTGTCTTTTTCTATTGTTAATCCTATATACTCATTAGAATATTCTTCAAATAATATTGTTTTATCTGATTGTAATAACTTTTTATTTTTATTCATTTTATTAACTCCCTTTTTATTTATTTTTTTTATTTTCTTTTTAATTTTAATAACTAATTTAATTAATTTATCATATTTAATCTTCCATCTATCTACTCTTCTTTGCATAGACCAAGATAGTTTCAAAACCAATCCTCCAAATCTTGATGCCTACTTCTTATAATATTATTTACATCCCATTCCATTGCTTTGTAAATAGGTTCTGCTTTACTAACAACTTGATAGGCATAATGCAAATAATCAGGAGTAAATTCAAGTAATTCTTTTTCTTGTTTACCTGCAACCCAAGAAGGCACAGTGTCTTTTTGGGTTAAGGGATGAATATAAGTATCATTAACATCTTTAATTTTCATGTATAAATATGAATCATCAATAGGAATTGTATTAATAGAATTATAATACAAAACCCCTTCAATACCTGAACCAATTACAGGTCTTTTATTTTGGGTTGTTCTTAAGTTAGGACTATTACAACACTTCCAATCATCACTTGAAAAATTAGTTCTATGTTTTACAATATTCTTAATAATTTCTGATAATGTAAGTATTTTTCCCCATTTCATTTTCTTACATTCTCCCATACATCTAACTTTAAATCTCTCTTCTTTGTATCTGCTTCTGTTAATTAACATTGATAATTCTATATTACCACTAAGCACATTAACGAATAGTTCATGTAAATAATCTGTAATTACTTCTTCACTATCACCATCAACCCACATTTTAAGAATCTTTAATTGTGTTTCTTTTGCTAATTTAGTTTGTGCAACTCTCTTAGCAGAAAAACCAGTAAGGACAAATTCATCTTCTTCAAGATATTCTCCGTCTTTCCAAGTTATTAATCCAGCATTTCTATTTTTGGTAGCACCTACTCCTAATGATTTGTAATACTTTTCAAACTCTAAGGTTACAGGATGTTCTTCTAATCCTAATATATTAGGAAAGAAAGTTCTTACATAATCGTTAACCTCATTACAAACTTCTTTTGCTTTTACTATATCATCACATTTAACATAAATAGAATCAGTGTGTCCGTAAACTACTTTCATTTGAAATCCCTCTTTGATTTAATATATTCTTTTCTTATTGATTCAAGTTCTTGTGTTGAGTTAGAAGGTATTTGTGTAGTGATTAACTTCTGTAAATACACCGCTAAATCCATAGCCTCTTCTTGTGCATGAATTAACCACTCTTCATTAGATAAGTCATTTCGTTCCATAGTCTTATTGTTATATTTTAAATTAGCATGACCACATTTAGGACAGGGTTTTTCCACCCTTGCTTGTTCTGCTCTATTCTGAATTTTCTCACATACTTCATCTTCTATCTTACTCATTCTTCATCCCCCCAAAAAATATGATAAAAACATAACTTATGGTTTGGTAATATTAAATTATTACATTTATTTTTTCTACATTTCATTTATATTCCTCATCATAATTCTCTCACCTTAAATGCTGCGGCTCTAATTGCTTCTCTAGCACTAGCAGTAATACTAGCGGCTAAGTCTATATCAGCCCAACCAAACCCTTGATACGCCGTTATCCCATAGAAAGATGCCATCAGCCTTTTTACAGCCATTTGATTATTGTTCCATTTAATCTTACCATCTTTGGTTGATGCTTCTTTCATATTCTTTTTGTATTCGTTTCTTAATGCTTTAAGTTCAATTAAAGATTTAGGTAACAAACCTAATTCATTGGTCTTGTAGTAAAGCATTTTCTCTTCTTTAACTTCACTAAAATCTCTAGGTATTGCTAAGTTAACTGCGAACTCAGTAGGAGTTGCAGATTTAGATTCCCAAGAAATATTCCGTGAAATTATCATTGATGGATAAAGAGAAGCAAAATCAAATGCCGCTACATTATGATGAAGTCCATTTGTGCCTTCAGTCAAAGGATTGTATATCATAGCCCCTTCATAATTAACACGTTCTCCTTTCTTACCTGTCGGTGCTTTCCAAGAAGCATTACGCATGAAATATATTCCACCCATATTACTTGCATAGAAGCAAGCATCAAAGGGTGCGATTAGTAATTTTTGTAGTGCTAATACTGAATCAATACAATGGTTTTCTTCATCAATCCTTTTAATAAGTTCTACATCTTTCAAAGCATATTCTAAATATGTTTCAGTATCTTCTAACCATGCCCTTCTAAAGAACTCAATTTTATCAGGAAACTTTTCACTAACTAATTTATTATCTCCTAAAACAGTTTCAGAAATATAATCCAAAGCCATAGAAGGTAATGTTCCTCGTTGTGCATCGTTCCATTGTCTTTCAAATACTAAATCTAATGCTACTGTAATTAAACCTTTTATTGGTTGCGACACAGGTGAAGAATCATGTATATGTTTAGGATAGATTTTAACTTTATCTTCACTCCAAGAAACACCTCTAACTTCATTATATGGCGACAGTAATCTAGAATCAATATTATAAACAGTATTCCTTTCTATTAATTTAGGTAAGTCGAACTTCCATCCGAACCAAGAAATTAACATGTCGGGTCTTTTATTAACAATATATTCTAAGAATGCATTTAACATATCTTCTTCTGATGTAAATATATTAACATTCTTAATATGTGCTAACACTGTTCCAGTAGGAAACCAAACAAAAGTATTGTACTTACTATCGTAGTTATCATAAGCAACTATACATGTAATCTTACCATCATGTTCACCACCTATTTGCCATTCCATATCCCAAAAACACTTACGCATTTTATATTCGGGTATCTTATCAATACAATCAACAGTATAACGATAATGATGTGGAATGTCTGCTTCATAAGTATCAACACCTAATTCTTCTAATTGTTCTCTAATTTGATATTTTATATTAGGAGATTTAGTTCCCCAAGTTACTTTAACTAATAAATCACCATTAAGAGATTTCCATTCACCCATTTCATAATTTAACTCAATCTTAAACTTCCCTCTAGTATTGTTATCTTTAATTAATAAATCAGTATGTCTAGTAGATGTAGCCTTAATAAAAAAGTAATGCGGAAATTCTTTGAGAGTAACAATTTTTTCTTTAACTTCACCGTTCTCTCTCCACCTTAATCCTATTCCATTTTTTATTTCATTGATTATCATTTTTATTCCTCTTCCTTTTCGGGGCAGGGTTCATCACCGTCGGGGCTGTTCTTACATTCGGGAGTATAGCACTCGTCACACCATTCGCATTGTCCCACGCACTCATACCACGCATCGCCGCACTCACTACACACGGAACAACACTCTATCGCTTCCTGTTCTGAATCGTATCTCCCATCACAGGAAGAGTAATTTACACAACAGTAAATGTAATCGGTTTCGTAAAATCCTGTGTATTCTTGCTTTGCACTCATTTAATCAACTCCTATCCATGTAGGGTGCTTTCAATAATAATCTATTAGGTGATACAAACAAAACAGGTGAATCATCTTTAAGATATATATTCACTACTGTTTTAAAGAAACTATGAAAGAAACCTGTAAATTCTACAGTAGACTCATCACCATCTTGTGTAAGCATAGTAACATCAGTTTCATATTTATCAATATCAGTTTTAATACTAGACATAGTAAACACTCTATTATTATAATCAAATTTATATCTAGCGGTATTAATCACATCACATCCTTTTGTTGATAAGGATAAGTCTGATGCTAAAAGATGTATTTTAGTTTCAAATGTAGTTTTTCTAAATGTGGGGAAAACTACATTCACATCTCTAACAGTTTCATTAAAAACAATTAACATATCAATCATATTCTTATGACTATGTTCTGTTACTAATGGTAGGGTAGCAGTAGATACTTCATTAGAAATACATAAGAAATCACTCGCATCAAATAAAACATCACCAGTAAATCCTTTAAGATATTTTACTGTTTTTAATATATCTAAAACTACTTCTCCATTTTCAAAATCAGGAGTGATTTCTAATACTTCTCTAATTCCACAAACAGTTGTGTTATCTGCATTCCATAAATCTAAATTTCCATCTGTTAATGTTAAATATGCACACTCAGATAACATTCCATTCTTAGATTCAGCACCATTAAAGTATCTTCCTTTCAATGCTACACTTTCTATTAATTCACTTATTCTCTTTGCCTCTATTATTATTTTCATTGTTATTTATCTCCATTATAATTCACCCTGTTTTAATTCGGGTATTCCATTCCATTCATTGCCCGATTCTTCTAATACGAAGATAGGCCAACTCTTACCAACCATATTGGAATTAGTTTTACTTGCAACTAATTTTCCTTTGTATGTTGTTTTATTTCCTAATTTCTGTTCGGTTATATTTATTATTTGTAGTAATTTATGTGGTGTTGTCTTATACCAATCAGGAGTTTCTCCTACTGCTATTGGTGCGCCAATCCCTTCATATACAAGTTTCATATGTGTAATTAGAAATCTATTTGCTCTTAGTGCTACAAATGGATTAATAATTCTATCATAGATATTATTTCTTACTTTCCAATCTAATGGTTTAACCATCACCGTATCTGAATCTTGTATTACAGAACCACTTCTTGCTGCATTCTTAACTAATGATTTCCTTAATACATCACTAGAACCTTCATAGATTTTATCTACACCATCTAGAATAACTGCTTTAATATTACCTTCTTTAATATCTTCTTCAGCCATCTTAATCCAAGTAGAACAGTTGTGAAAAGTTTCATCCCAATTCATAGAACCATCATTGTTCCAAACATTAGGAACATAAACTTCTATGTTCTCATCTCTATCCCAAGCAGAATCCCAAGTAGCAGTAGAACCATCATCAAGGTCTAGTATCTTTACTTTCATACCGTTCTTAATTTCTTCTTCAGTTCTACAATCCATTGCTAAACCTGACTTACCAACTTTAGGTCTACCTGTAATTCCTACTAATAGGAATTCCTTCTCTGCGCTTCTTCTATCTACTATCTGTTGTATTATTTGTTGTTTTCTTTCTTCATATGTTATTACCATTATCATCACCATTATTATTAAAATTGAAAGGAGAAGTTAATTCATCTAAATCTTTTCTATCTACTTTTATTCTTATTTCTTTTCCTGAAGGGAAATGGAACTTAACCCAATATTCCCCAGTTTCATCATTCATTCTTCTTGTAGTAAAGTCAACTTTGGTTACATTGAACCAAAAACTATTACCTTTAATAATTCTATTATCTATTATTTCATATTCTTTCATATTTATTCCTCTTTTAAATTAAGGGGAGTTGCACCCCTAATAGCCAACAATTCGTGCATGACTACACTTTTACGAAATCAATCAAAGAACCAATCGGTTTCTTCTGAATCAACATGTTCAATTAATTCTGGGCTTCCGCCTCTAGCATTAATAACATATATTCCACTAACATTAATTGTTACTGGTCTTAATGCGCCTTCATCATCAGTTCCCTGACTAGTGCGCCCTACAACTATAACTTCAGAACCAATACCAAAATCAATTACTAATGATGAAGGTGTCCAACAAGTAGTTGCTGTAAAACCATCATTATCAAAATTAAACTCGGTTGTTAAATCATCAATGTTAATAATCCTATTACCATTATTAGTTGGAGTCATATTAATACTAGTAACAGTTCCATCAGTAACAACATATTTTTGTTTGTATGGTCTTGCCGCCGCATTACTATGAGCCTGTTCTAAATCAACTAATGGGCTGTAATTTTCAGTGCAGTATTCCATAATTATATCTTGAACTTCACCAAATGGTTGACGCTTTCTATCATCTTCTTCTTCTAAATCATCATTAAGAATTAATGATTCCATCGTTCTAGACTTACCACCAAAGATACTTGTATAATCTTCGTTCATAAAGAATGAATCAAAATGAACCCACTCAAATGTTGTTGGTGTAAATGTTAAACAAGATTCACCTTTATAACTAAAGGCAAAAGCACCCATTCTTCCATCAACTTCTCCTACAAATATTCCTGTTTTTCTCCACTCCGAAGCCTTTGTAGGTTTACCGTAGTTCTTTTTATTCCATTCTGCATCATTAGTATTCAATGGAACTAAAAATAGTCCATTATCTAATACTACATTATTTTCAGGTAATTCATCCATAACTTTACTTCTTTCTTCATTATCCCTCATCATTCTTCCTTCGTATTTTCCATCTTCTGATTCAGCAAAAAGTGCTACCTTACCAAGAGAGTAAGTTAAATCACTATCTCTATTGTATTCTTTCATTACTCTATCTCTATCTAACGCCATTATATCAACGGCTTCATCTAGCGATACAAAGAAACCAAACGCCTTCTTGTAAAAAGAATTGTTTGTGTTGTTAGTTGTTGTGCTTTCGCGGGTTAGTATGTTTCTCGCACTACTAAAATACTGTCGCCAAAGACCTCTTGCTAACAAGGGTTCTTTAGATACATCAAGATTGTTCTTGGCACAAATGTCCTCAAACTTACTCATTGCATCTTCCTCGGTTAAACCGAGAATTTCTGCTGCTTTCATTATTTCATTTTTCATATCTTCATTCATTTTCATTCCTCTTTTTTCGCTCATATTTTATTTCAACTAATCCTTCTGCCGTCATGACTAATCCACACAACATCCAGAAAAAGTTTGAATCAACACTAATGTAGCCTAATGTGTTTAGTATAGGTAATACCATTAGTAATATACCACCTATCACAATTATCTCATATCTTAATATGAGATGGTTGAAATCTTCTTTATCAACAACCCCATCTTTATTAAAGTCCAAAAATCTCTTTACCATTTTCTTCTTCCACTCCTATTACTATTATCTAACATTTTAATCAATATTCTAAGTCCTATAAATATAAATAATATTTCTATCATTTTATCATTTGTCCTATCATCCAAGATGCTAAAACTTTTGGATTCATGTTTCCACTTCTCCATTCTGCTTCACCAATAATGCGAAGCATCTTAAATTTATAATTAAAATCACTTTCAGTTTCTAACACTGTTGTATGTAAATTAATACATATGGTTTTCATATCAGTAGAATTATAAATCATAGTGTGAACCTTCTCTAAAGCATTTTCATATTTATTTTCATTTATCATTTTTATAATTTCAGAGTATGGTTTCATATTCATATCTATTTGATATTGAAGAGTCCGTTGGCTTGCTGACGATGCCTGTAATTCATTGATTCCTCGTCTTAAATCACCCTGCAAATAGGTAATAAACTTATCTAATTGGTCATCAGAATGTGTTTTAACATCTTCTTTTAACAGAATATCAGTCAATATGTATTTCATATCTTTAGTATTAAGTCGCTTGAAATTATAATTAGCACACCTCGACATTAGAGGATTAATAATTTTATATCTATCATTACAAGTAATAATAAATCTACAATTATCAGAATATCTTTCCATGATTCTCTTCAATGCATTTTGTGCATCTTTAGTCATACCATCCATTTCATCTAATAGTATTATTTTGAATGGAACATCACCAATTCTTTTAGTAGAAGCAATCTCTTTAATTTTATTTCTTACTGTTTCTAACTTTCTATCATCAGAAGCATTAATCTCAAAGAAGTTATTTTTCCTATCATTACCTAATATCCCATTTGCTAATGATATTGCGGCGGCTGTTTTACCAACCCCTGCAACACCATACAATAAAACATTAGGCATTTCTTTATTCAAAACCCAATGTTCTGCATCCAACACAAAATTAGTTTGACCTATAATCCCACTAAGTTTTGTTGGTCTATATTTTTCTGTCCATAATTCACTCATTTTTATTCCTCATTTTTTTTAATAGGTATATATTTCCAATACCCTTTTTTTACTTTTTTAAATTCATCCATTCCTAATAGTAAATTATATATTACTTGTCTATTAGTATTAACCTTTCTATGTAATCTACCTCTATTATTTTTATAAGTGTTAATGAATATCATTATCTCATTAAAATCTAGAGTAGTATTAATATGTTTTTCTCCATACTCTATTAGAGCCTTTTTTCTATCTTGGTGTTTTTTATGACTTGCCATTATAACCACTTGTCTAATGTTGGAGTAGGTAAAACAATATTATCTATTTTTCTAACTTTCTTTTCACCAAGTTTTAATAATCTACATTCTGAATTATTTAACTTAGTCATAGCATATTTTTTAAATTCTTCATTTTTAAGAAGGTCTTGAATCAAATAAGTTTCATGCCTTCTTAATCCTAATCTACTAGCGATACTACCTAACTTAGAATATTTCCTTCTGGTAGGCATAACCATCTTAGCACTTAGTTTACCATTATGAGAATATGCTAATAACTCATAAAAATATGAACTGTTCCAGCGTCTTTTAACATTATTATCTATAAACGCTATTTTGTTAGGGTTTATATTAGGAACAATCCAAGATAATAATTGATTATCTGCTGGTGTATTTATCTTAAGTTTTAATGCAACTTCATCTCTATCTCTATTAGTTAAATATTCTCTTGCTAAAGTGAACATATCTACTTCATAATTAACAGGTTCATCTGCTCTTGGTGAAATGTTTTTCACATCTATTTTTTCCGTTGGTCTTTTCATATCACATAAATTATATATTGTAGGCAACACTGCTTTTTTACTATCAGAAATCAATACTACTTGTCCTGCATATTCTAATATAGTTTTTTTAATTAAATCATTATTTGGTTTAAAGTGCATCTCATCTATTATAATTCCTCTATCTTTAGGAATACTATAATTGTCTACAATATTAAACTCATTGGCATACATTACTATTGGACTATCAGAAACAAAACTTCTTGCTCTTTTCATTTTATCCATAGCAGTATTGCCTAAAACTATTAGTGGCTTACTGCTCATGTGTTCTTTGCTTATTTTTATTAAACTCATTTATTCTTACTTCCATTATTTGTTCATAATTACTATTACAATTGGGACATCGAACTTTTAATATGTACCATTTAACTTCTTTTTCTTCTTTTATACCTGCATCACAATAAAAATCATTACAACCACAATCGTTGCAACCATCCCAAAGAGCCTTGTGAATATGATATTCTAATATCTCTACATCATCAACTTTATTTTTAGGTTTATTATCTAATATATTTAGATAACACATGTTACACATGTCTTTATTTGATGAAGTATTTCTTAGATTACATCTAACACACTTCATATTAAATACCCCTTTAATTCTATTATTTCATCAAGACCCTTCATAGTTTTATGTGAGTTTTCTCCTATTAATTTTTTAACATTAATAAATATATCCCAATTATCACTAAAAGATACTGAAACAATATCATATGTTTCTACAAATTTAGATATATCATTTAACTTAGATATAATCAGAATAGGTCTTTGTCTACTTTTTGATTCAGATATTTTATATTTACTTTCTATATTGTTTTGAAGGAAGCAACGCTGAAGTGCCAACAACCTTTCAGCATTGCTTCTAAATACTATTGATAATTTAACTCTATATCCCATACTATATCTTTCGGCTTTAATAATTGATACTGTGGGTTTTGCTATTATTGAACAAATACCAAGAACCACATTCCGGTCTAACATATACTTGCCTTTGGCTGTAGGTAATTAATATTTTACCTATTGTTTTTAACATCTTCTAAAGTATTGCAATCATATGGGTGTTTATCATTTCTAATTCTCTCTACTCTAGGAAACCTTAATCCATAATTACCATTAGAATCTTGTGATATTAAATCACATCTAACTTCTAAAACTATTCTAGGTAATACATAATACACATCCGAAGAATAGTTATCTATTATCTTCTTAAGTTCTGTTGTTAGATGTAGCAAATCACTATCTGATAATCCAGTGCCTACTTTACCTATACTTTCATATCCATTTTCAGTTTTTACTGAAATTCCAAATGAACTAAACACACCTGTCCTTCTACCTTTACCATATTCAGCAGAAGTAATAACTACATCTAATTCTATTCTAGAAGGTTTATGTTTCAATATATTATTACTCCTACCACTTTTGTATGGGGCATTTAAATCTTTAATCATAATACCCTCAAATCCTCTATTAATAGCAATGTTATATGCTGATTCAATCGAAGTATCTATATCAAAACTCCATACTCTATTTTCTATTGGAAAATCCAATAGATGTGATAACCTTATTCTATATGGTTCGTCAATTAATAACTCACCCATGTATTGTATAATATCAAAAATTACCATTTTAACTGGGCATTTAAGCAAGGCTTCTTGTTTATCTTTGGAATGTACCCTTGCCGCCATTTTCTTGTGTGGTGCAGGGTCTATACTACCATTTTTAATTATGGGATATATTTCAGTATCTAAAATACAACTATTGGCATTGAAGTGTGAAACCTGTTCTGCTACATCAGGAAACTGATGAGTTACAAGTTTACCTTTTCTATTAAAAATCATAACATTTTTATTATCTTTATGTATTTGATATCTATTACCATCATACTTTATGTCTAAAATATATTCTGAAGGTAAATTAGAATTATAAGTTTTAGCCAATGATGGTTTTAGAAACATTCCTGTTTGTATAGTAGTAGGTGGTGTTCTACCTGATTCTAAATAAGAAAATACTATTGAAACATGTTGTATATTACATAATTTAATTACATCATTATTAGGAAATCTTTTATTTATTGCCTTAACAACAATTGAATATGAAACTCTATTTCTAGGAATCCTTAACCAATATCTAATAAACCATTTAATCTCTAAATCAGACATATCTTTTATTGCACTAGCAAAAATAACATATGAATTACTGTTAATACTAGAACAATCTAATAATAATAAGGAATAAACTTCTTTAATTGAAAGTTTACTATCTTCTTTACTAGGTAAATATTGATACAGTCCTTCTCCTATATCTCCCCATATTTCTTCTTGACTTTTAACTTCTTCTTCAAACAACTCTAAAGCATTAGCAACCCAAGTTATTGCTCGTTTATTACCAATAGAATTAGTTTCTAAATTTAGAGTTAGAATATCTAACACTAATTTAGGATTAGAAAATGAACTCAACGATTCATCTATAATTTTAATTTTATCTTTGAAACTATTAGTTATTTCTATTGCTTCACACATTTTTGATAATCTACTCAGACTCATCCTTGTTTGCCTCATTTTTATTATTAATTTTTTGAAGTGCCTTAATTAAAGTAGGCAATTCATCCATATTTATTCTTACTCCTTTTCTTGTTGGTTTACCATCAGAATACCATCTAATATCTACCACTTCAATTTTCCAAAAAGTTCCTGTTTTGATTAATAGTTCAGTGGTAGCATTTCGTGGTACTCTTGCTATTATATCCATATCATCACTCATGTAAACCACCCTTCTTTAAATCGAGTTAATTCTTTAACACTATTAAAATATCTAGGAGATTCTAATTTGTCTAATCTGCTTGCTATCCATATCACTCCACCTAAACTACTTATCTTTGCAATTTCATATGTTGTTCCTTCATCACACTCAAATATTTCTTCAGTATTAACTTCAGGAACTAAACCATACTGTCTAGATAATTCTATTGCTATATGTTCTAAATTATTAGAAATATATTTTATAATAAGATTTCTTTGTATTGGTACTTTAGCATCTACTACTAATTTCATCTTACCTGTTTTATCACAAACCTTACATTTATTGCCTTCACAAATAGGGCAAGGTATTTCTGCTGGTAATGGTGCAGGAAAATGAACAGTCAATGCTTTCTTATTCATTCTTGACCATTCCATATACGATAATTAACATTGTAATAAATAGTTACATCAAATGGAAAGGTTGGAAATATTAAACTTGCATTACCAAAATTAGGTGCATATCCAATATTCCACATAAAATTATTTTGTTCAAGATAACCCGATACAACATATGTATAGTTATGAAAATAAACTGTATTATTCACTACTTCAAAACTTAGATGTGTAATATTATATTGGAAACTATCTAACTCAATTAAACCATGAGAACTATTAACATTTATCCAAATAGTTTCTTGTGTAGAATTATTCATATCATTAATTAAATAAGTAAATGACCCATTAATATTAATCCATTCTTTAGGGGCTTCCTTTTCTTCAGCAAATACTTCTTCAGGGTCAGGAATGGAACACCCTGCTAATAGAATTGATGCAAATAATATTGCAATAAATTTCTTCATTCTAACCACCATTATTCTTCATCTCCAAACTTTAAGTATAAAAATAATCCAAATTCTTCTAATGTTGTTTGTCTGCTATTCTCTTCAGTTAATGTAGTCATTTAAAATTCTCCTAATTGTTGTTGTTGTTGTTGTTGTTGTAATTTTACATTTTGTTTTTCTTCTTTCTTTAAATCCTTTTCATGTTGAACTAACATCATAATTTCAAATGCTCTATTTAATTTTTTATTGTCGTTAGTTAAAGGAACTAGGTCGCCCTCATCTGATTCGTGTAAACACTCATCTAATAACTTTCTCATGTAACAGACTAAATCTGTTAGTTCTTTATTATCCTTGAATAAAGATTTAATGCTCTTACCAATATTAGCATGGTTTTCTAATAATTCTTGTTTATCCATTATTCTTCACCTTCCATCATAGGTTCTACATCACCAAAATTAGTTTGTTCTAATAATCCATAGTAAACCTTCTTTGCTGAAAAAGTTCCCTTTTCGTATCTAGCATTATCCATGTTCACCGCAAGGTATTGATTATCACCTAACACAATAGCACTTTTCATAATAGGTTGCCATGTCTTTACTGTTTTCCAATCTGTACCGCTAAGGTAAGCCTCACCAAATGGATGGGTATGAATCCATGATTTAATTGGTATTCTCATTGGCGCACCATTTACTAATTCATCTTCATGATTTTCAAAAGATACAAATGATGCTGAACCACTACTGATATACAAATCATCTTTGTCGTCAATAACTACTTGCACTTCCATACCATCTAATACATCCATAGACATATTCCAAATTGATGTTAAAAATACTTCACTATCTTGGCAAGGGCTAATAAAATTAACACCACCTTCATTGATTTTATTCATATCTTTATACACATCCCTAATGTGATTCTTCCAATCAAAATCTTTCATTGCTTTATTTTCTTCTTCTATTTTTATTTTTTCTTTCATTTTATTTCACTCCTAATTACCATCAGGTGTCCATCATTATCTAATTCATATAACATTGTTCTTTCTTCAAACGACCACGAAACCAATTATATTCCCCCCATTGATTCTACTATTGTGTCGCGGGTATTTTCAAATTCATGAAAGGCTATATGACCTGCAATAAATCCACCAGCATGGCGTTTAGTTCCTAAAAATTCCTCACCACAAGCAGGGCATGATACCTTTACTACTTGGGCTTGAATATAATAACCATCAGTTGTTATTACATTCATTATATTCCCTACATCTTCTTCTATTATATCATCTATATCTGTATCTTCTACCATTTTATTCACTCTCCTTGTTTTTCCATTTTTCTTCACTACAATGAACACAATAATGGTATTGTGTTGAAACACCGTCATCATAACGGGATTTATGGGATATTCCCTTCATTAATTTCATTGGTTCTTTACAAATAGGGCAATTATTTACTGAGTCATTGCTCATACTTTCACCACCAATAATATACTAAAATCCAACAGACATTAGAAAGTAAAGCAATATTTCTATATTTACTTGCTTTTATTTCAGCCCTTTCTATTAGATTGTGCATAAACATGGTTACGGCTTCTGATTCCTCATCTTTCGCTTTTAGGTATTGTTCATCACCTTTTTCACCATCCATATACCGGTATCTTTTTACTCCCATAGTTGTACTTCCTTTAATTTTAAATAATACGCTAATGGTTTTATTTTTTTAGGTGGTAATAACTCCGTTTGTGTATCAACTTTTTCTACCCACTCTTGGGGAAAAAATCGACTTCTACTATACTGTTCCTTCCATATAACTTGAATACAATCATTACACAATCTTCTAGTGTTTGCCAATTTTTCTGGAACGGGTTCTGCTTCTGCATCACATAGAACCCTATCTAATATATTGAAATGAATATACTTCATTCTGCATCACCTTCCTCATCCCCACAATCACAAGGGTTATCATACCCGTATTCTTCTAACACTTTGGGGGAGAAATCTTTGAGATAATCGTTGGCGTAATAGGAATGACCCATCCATTCGGGGATAATCCCTGCTTCAACATAACAACACCCACAATTCTCATTCTCATAATTTTCTCCTTCGGTGTCTTCATCCAAATAATTTCCGCAAATCTCGCATTTCACTCGGCAGTTTTCACAATATCCGTGAGTTTCGGGGTCTTTATTCACTCCATTACAAGCCAAACATATTTCCGGAGATTCAGTCTCAACAATATCGCCTAATATCTTACGCAACCGCTTGACTTCTGCTAAGAGAAGTGGTGCGTCTGCCATGAGTTGTGAGTTTGCATCTTGTCCGTGTCGTTTTGAAAAGAAAATCATATCACCTGCTCCTGACCACCAATCGGCTTTTGCGTGTATGCTTCCGTTTTCAACTCGCCAAGGTGCAGGTGTGTGTCCTTCGTATTTGCTTTCATCAATCATTCTATCATCTTCTTCTTTATCATTCATTCTTCTTCATCTCCTTTGTTGAACCACCAAGTAAAGTTGGCTTGTCTATCCTCACTCTCACCTAAATGTTGTAAGTGGTGTAAGATAATGTTTGTTACGCAGCGGGAACACACATCACCGCTTCTGTGATGCTCGTCATGTAGTGACTCGTCATACTTCCACTCATCCCCACAACTGTTCATGTGAACTGCTGTGTTGCAGATAGAGCAGCGTCGAATCTCGTCACCTGAATAATCCTTACCACACTCGTCGCACATCTCTTTTAGCATTCCACTTTCATCACTCATTCTTTCACCTCATATGCTGAATGCTTCTTTGGAAGTTTATTCTTCCTACTTTGAATCTTATTATTAATCTGTTTAGAAATAGCGTTTGCACCATCATTAAATCTCTTAGTTAGTAACTCTAACTTAGCATCATCTTTAGGACACATTCTTTCTTCTAAATCAGACAAGTCTATATTATTAAGAATATATCTTAACACTTCATACTCAACATGAGCCTTTGACGCGGCTCTCATACATGCACCACCATTTTATCTGCAACATCATTATTATCATTAAACCATCGTTGAATCCATTGAGTTCCAATACCTGCTATTGCAATATGCATTGAATTAACGTCTTTAGCAGAACCATCCCAATCTCCATTTTGGCAACTAAATGAACCATCTGCACCGGCAAGTAAATCCGGTATTAATATAGGATTAACTTTGTAAGAAATCAATACTGCATTTCTACCTTGCGCTCTAAGGTCTAACCATTTTACAGGACAATCTTCTCCATGTCCTTCTTTATACATTAATCTTCTAGCAGCAAGATTATCAACACAACAAATTACAAGGTCATAAGGATATTTACCTTTATATCCATGCATTTGTTTAGATATTAATACTTGAAATTCTTCTCGATTAATTATAGCAGGTTTTATCCCTACTGAATTACCAACAACGCTTACTTTTGTTTTACCAACATCACTTACATTATAATTCTGATAAGATAAATTCTTTTCTTCTACTTTATCATCATCATAAATAGTAATGTGATAAAGTGGTTGTCTTCTCTCACTAATTCTTTCTAGGAAAGATACAAGATAACTACCTATCCCACCTGCTCCTATTATCAATATTTTTCTTTGTTTTAATTTTTTTATTTTCATTTTTATTGCTCCTTTATTATTTCTATTGCACATCTTAATGCTTCATCACTATTACCATCAAAATTCCCTGAACTGAGAATAACTTTTGCTATTTCTTCAGGGCTTTCTTGGTTTTTAACCATTATATCTATTTCATTCATTATTCCCATATTATCTTACCCCATTTATAATATTTTCAATAGTATATAATTTCAATTTACTTCTATCTAAATTTAGATTATTACAAATCTGTTCAGTTTTATGTCTAATAGTATATGGGCTTATGTTACATAATTCTTTGAGAGAATCTTGTGTTATATTTAGTGAAATATGTGTTTGTCCTACCATCCATATTGCTGTTATTATATGGTTTCTTGTAAATGTTAAGTTAAAATTATCATAACACCTTTTTATATATTCAATAAAATTGTAACAATCCATTCTAACAGAATCAGGTATCTTACATTTACCTTCTAAAGAATTTAAATTTTCTATAAATTGATTAATTATATCATTTACATTTAAATCACTAAATACATGTGCTTTACCAAACCTCTTAGTTAGTTTTTTAGCCGTTCTCATTATATTTTTAGTGGGTATTTTACTTTTCTTTGAAAAATCCTTCAATGAAACAGGAATATTTTTTTCTTTAAGAACATAATATACTATACCTGCGGCTACATTATCAATAGGTAGTCCTCTTATTATATGTTCTTCTTTAAGAATTTTAAACTTCAAAAAAACTTCAGGAAGTAGTGATTTTCCACTATAATAAGATAAAAACATACCGGATGAAACCTTGAACTTTTGTTCTGTTGGATTAGAAACTGACCTTAATTGTTCACGAAACAACTTGTAGTTATTACTATTGTAGCCTACCTTCACATCATTCTTCCATATTACAGAACCTAGAGTATAAATATCAGCACTTCTATTAAATTTAATATTACCTTGTTGCTTTGTTGTTGTAATTACACTCATTGTTTCTTCAAAAATATCTACTGATAAAATCAGACCGCAATCATTACAAATAGTTTCACCTAATCTTTCATCAAAGGAAGTTGTAATACAATTACATTCTGAACATTTCATTTTACATTCCTCTTTTGTGTTTGCTTTAAAGTATATTCATTTGCCTTTGATTGATTCCAACTATTTAATTTCTTTCTATCTAATCTCGGCATAATTACATCCCCACTAATTAATGCAGGGGTTATCAACGGTTTAATCGTGTAAAGGTGGTGTGCCGCTATTCTTTCATCAACCAACGCTAATGCTCTAGCAACTAATTGGTCGCCAATACTAGACCCTCTAGACACATTATCAATACAAATACTACCTGAAAGTTTCATTCCATGCCAATTACCTTTCTCTTTAGAAGGGGCTTTAATTTGGTAGGTTACTACATCTTGTCTTCCTCGCTTCATACCTTTACCAATATACACTATAACCCAATCAGAATATTTTCCATGTACAAATAATGCTTTATTTTGTGGATTACGAAACTGAACAAAATCAATAGCAGGATTTTCTGCGGAAATATCAAATAACAATTTAGTTGCTCTATCTTCTATTAAATCAGATGTTCTATGTTGTAATAACCACTGCGTCATTTTAGATAGTTCTGTTCTTGAAGGTGGTTCACCCATTAATTGTTCCCATAAGAACTCATTAGTAATTCCTACTTTCCATGTTTTACTTCTCTTCTTATTATATTTAAAATAATCAATAAAAGTGCTTAATTCTTTTGTTTTTAATGCTCCCCAAATACCATCAGATATTTCTAATACACATTCTTCTTCATTAATTAATTTAGTATTAATTACTACTTCTGTTTTTCTCATTTCATGTTGAAAATGATAAGGTGTTCTATTTTCTAAAGCATAAAGAACATTATGAGGAAATAGTGTTACTTTTCTCATATACTGAAATAATTGGTTTTTACATCTAGTTAATGAAGCCCTTAATATAATTTTACTTATTGCTTTAATAAGGTCTGCTTTATTTATCAACATACCATTAATATAATATCTTTTATTAGTTCTACCATAAAATAACATCATAGAACCATTAATATATTTAAATGTAAT